ATATTATGAGGGCTAGTAGTAGGATGCAGATCATGCAGAACGAAGTTATAAGCGCATCGATACGATTAGACTTGAACAGCTTGACCAGAGCCAGCAACTCGGCGTTATTGGTTTCCTGTGCATGCTGTTCCCACGCCTGTACATCTGACATATACCAGTTCCAGATCTTCATTTGTATCACTCTGGTTTTGCTGTGTCACCGCGCTCATTTAGAATTGCCAGCTCGCACTGAATCGCATATGCAACCATGATCTCCCCAACGATCTCTCGCAAAACATCAGAAAGTTTCGGTTGGGTGTGCGGCCAATGCGAATCTAAAATTGTTATCGCATCGCGGACACGTTGATTGTAAGTCACTGTGGTCATTTGTGCCCCCTCTGGCTTTACTCTTCCAATTTCTTCACGTGCCTTGTTGATTGCTGGTGTCATGTGGTCATGTAACCAGTCTTCGATCTGCCAAGATTTATAGCGTTGACCTCCCGGCAAAGCTTCCCATGCGTCGATCAGCATGTTTATGATTTCCCGGTCAGTCATGTCTATGCCTCCTATGTCTTCCATAACGGCAACGCCAGAATGTATGATGATGCCGCGTGAACTCTACTTTCCAGCCGCCTTCACGCTCGCATACATTCTTACGGCGTGGAGGATCTGGCTCTTCAACTTTTTCTTGCTCTCTCTTTGGTGCAGCTTCTTTCTTTGGTGGTATTATTTTTTGCACCGCTACTTTGCGCGGCGGTGATTCAGGCTGCGTCATCATTTCTAGATCATTAAAGGCCGAGATTATATTTTCGGCGCTCTTGTCTCCTTTGTTGATTGTGACTAGTTTGCTTGGTGTCCGTGTACTCAAGTAATTGCGCAAGTAGACCACTGGACCAGCAAGCAATAACGCTAGCAACACTGCGGCCATCTTGGGCGGTGACATTTTATTTCTCCATGAAGACTATGGTGGCTAACACACTCGCGGGCTTTATTCCTTCTTCAAAGCTGGCCAAGAATCTATCCAGCTTTTGGATCAGCATTTCCCTGGTCAAGGGAGTAGGACTAGTGTGTTCTTCTTCATGATCTGAGAAGTAAACATTGCATTCCAGTTGATATTGCATTACTCTTTCCCCCTCTTGTCTGCATCATGCACTGCCAGCATGAGCGTTGTGAGATCATGGCGGCTGAGTCGCCGCAAGGTTTTCAGTTCAGCAGTCGGTTCACTGGTACGCCGGACCCACTCGCGAATATCCTCAGCCATATCCTCTTTACGTTCTTTTGGTTGCCAATGCGGAGTCATAGTCCATCCTCTAAGATTTGCTTTTCTGTTCGAGCGTTTGGGATATCTTTACTACCTACAGCACGATAAGCATACATCCAATTATCACCTTCCCAATTGGTGCTTGGTTGCATGCGCCGCTCTACAATTTCAAACCACGCCCAAGAACAATCTAGAAGTTGGACTGGACGCCAAGCAAACCAATGATGCCACCTCCATCTGGTAGGTTTATCTAGCGGATGTTTGAGGAAAAAATCAGGCGGCACTGTCAGTTTCATTTTTCTCCTCCCCTATAGTAGGTCCCATTCGACACATGCTTCATGTGCTGCTTCGCCTGGTAACAATCCCATTTTCATTCCACCAGCAAACCATTGCAGCCACTCATGCACAAGGCCATTTTTCTCTGCGATCTTGTAATACTTCCAAACAATATCCATTGTTTTATCATCCAGCGCTGTTCCTCTACCTTGCGGCATTTTCATCCCTCCACTTTCAGCCAGCGGCCATCTGCTTGTTTCTTTTTTGTGCATTTCTTCCCATTCTTTTTCTAATTCTTCTTTTGTGGTGACCGGAACTTTAGCAATTCTTTGATACATCTGTGTATCTTCTACCCATTGTTCTTTTTTTGCCATGTCATCCCTCCACCTTCAGCCAGCGACCATCCACTTGCTTTTCATATTTCTGGCCATAACCAGTTCCTAGTACGCCAATGCCGTGCTGCTTCCATGACACTTCACTCATGTTGGCCCATGGCCCCATTCTAGTTTTGGCGTCATACATGACTTTACCATCGTAAGGTAAACCGAAGTCATCTTTATCGCCAAGATGTCCTACCCAATAAGTCATTGTTACCTCCTGAGTTCTCGTGGTTGATACAGTTCAAGTATGTTGATTGCGCTATGCCCTGGATCGAACTCCTCGAACCAGACTTTGTCCCATTCTTTGATGCCATAAGCTTCGGCAATCATCTTCACTGCCTCGACCGATGGCAGCTTGCCGGGCTGATCGACCGATATTGAAAGATGGCGGCAGAATCCAGCTGGCTGTTCCTCGATGCTGATTGACGCGCGGAAGCCGATGGGGATAAGCAGATGCTCGCTTGGTGGACGCTCGAAGCCCGGTTTGCGGTCAATGAGTTTCAGATGTTTTACCTCCTCGCGGAGCGCGCCTTCGCGCAACACACTGAATGGAATCGGTTTAGCTTCGGCGCGTGCAACTGCCGCTGCGATCTGGGCGCGGATTTCGCTGGTAATGATTAGCGCCCTCATCGTTACCTCCATGGGTCTGGGCTGTCAGCAAGATCATCATTGAACTCGCCGCCGTCTTTCAAAAAGTTAAGCGCACATTCAGCATCATGCAGCGCATCTTGTGCCCGTTTCACTTCAGCTTCACCACGGCTTATTGCTTGTTCCCGCGTTAACTTCATACCATGCCCTTCTGTGCCACGTCTCATCGCGGTGTAGCACTTAGCATTACCCTGCTCACTGCATTGCGGGCATTCTGGACAGATGCATTGGTCTGGCACTTTACAGCACACCGCGCAGGGTACATCGTCTGTCTGATTATAGGGCGCATTAGGATCGTTCGCTGCGCCCGGTGGATAGCTCCAGCCAAACACGTGTCTAGGCATGTTCATTCTCCTCTTGTTGTTAGTAAGCAGACTGTATCGGACCGTGGTCTGCCAGCACGGAAAGAGAGCCTCGTGGTGTCCAGTCACGAGTTTCGTCTGCACGACTGCTCCTCTCGATAGGACAATTGCGTACAAGGAGCCCGTTTACCAGACGGAGTGCAGCCGCTGCCGATACTCAGTCTCAGCCGTTAACTATAATCTTTTCAAGGAATTTGCAAGGGTCAACCTTCAATACTTCACAGATATGCAACAATCGTGCCGCGCTAATACGGTTGACTCCTTTTTCATATTTCTGGATCTGTTGAAAACTGATACCGCACTCCAGACCCAACTGTTCTTGCGATACATCCAATCTTAAGCGTTCCTCCTTTATGAGTGATCCAATTACGTTATCAACAGCTGTGGTGGATCGTGGTTTCATTTTTCGTGGTTTCATTTTTCGTGATTTCATTTTTCGTAGTTTCATTTTCTACTCCTTACATGGATATCTTGTTTTTTAGTTTCAGGAACTCCGCTGATAGCGTATCAATGCGTGTAGAATACCCCATCCAGATCTTGGCCAAGTTAATATCCTGCCAATCTTCGGCAAGTCGCTCGGCCTTGCGACCACAGATAAATGATAGACCAGACAGCATATCCTCCAGTCCATACTTATCCACCAACGCTTCCAGCATTTCCACCCCCGACGTATCCATTACATTTTCCTCCAGACTCTTTCATAGCCCAAGGCGCGTCCCGCCGCTTCCAATGTAGGATTGGTTGGACGCTTGGTCTTGCCGAAAAACCATGCTTGCATGCAGCCAAGTGAAGGACCACCGCCATGAGTGATCTTGTTCAAGTTTTTGCTGCTTAGGCGCTCTTTGAAATGGTCCTCGACCAGAGTGCGTAGTATGTCTATGGCCGGATCCTTATCCCGGAACACATAGCTCTTGTATATGGGAGTACGATATTGCCCGTTGGATTTCTTCTTCATGGCTATTTCCTCACGATGTAGGTGGATGCTGAACCAGTGCCGCGTCGCCTTAGCACTTTGGCTTTGACAGCTTGTGTGAGCAGATATGTAGAACTCAATTTGGAACGGCCCATTGACTCAAGCCAATCCTGTGCCTGCTTTGGTATCACAGTTTCGTGGCCATTCTTTTGCAGATAGGCTGTGAACATGCTGAGCATGCTGCCATCGCTGGCAGCTTCGATCTTGCCGTTCTTTTTGACTTCAGCGTTGATCACTGGTGTCACGTTGGGTTGACCGCGCACCTTGCCCGTTAAGGCACGCAATGCATCAGCCAACATCTTGTCATCTACAAAGCACTCTATGCGGAACATTTGTTTCTCCTTAGTTTGGTTGGTTCAGCACGCCACCATTTAGATAGTTGACATAGCATGCAGCTTCTTCCTCTGTGTTGAAATCTTTCATAGGCATCCATGCGGATATTGGTTCACCCATGCGCCCTACTTCTTGAGTGTAGTAACCAACAGTCCATAGGGGTTCGTCTTTCGTTTTTCTATAAGTGTGCATAAATCCTATATCCTTTCCATAGTCCAAGGTCCCGCCACATCCTGAGCATCAGGAGTATGTCAACTGCGCTCATTGCTGCGGCGGGATGCCCGGAGGATGGTCCGGGTCTTTGGAAAAGAGTCGGCAGAGTCCCTTAGTCTGCCGACCAATAGGAAGAGCGCTAACTGATTTTGATAACGCCCAACTTTTTCAAATTGGCCAGAGTGGTTGGCAGAATATCCTTTTTTCTAATTGTTTCTACCGTCTGGCCAAGAGACTTCAGCACAACTTGAGTACGGGCATAAGACTCTGAACCTTCCCTGAAAGGATTTTCACCACTGCCCTTGGTGACTTTTGCAGTCGGGTCCAGCCGACTACGTGTCGCACTCTCACGAGTGGACACGGTCTTTTCTTTCCTGGTGCCCTTGGCAGCTACACGCTTTTTGCCGCCACGGACTTTGCTGGTTTCACGCTTCACCTTCTTCTCCTTCGTTTGCGGTTCCGGATCCGATCCCGAAGATTCTACTTCCGGCTTGGGCTTACGCTTGCGCTTGAGCTTTGTTGCTGCCGGTGCAGGATCTTCTACAGTAGGTTCCGGTTCCTGTTCGCCGTCATCTATCATAGACGACCTCTTTAACGGCTCACGCCAAGTCCGCAACCTCTCTTGAGCCGCAGAAAGAAGTTGCTGTTCGGCGAATGTGAGCTCACTTCCTCGCCGAATTTCTTGTTCTAGAAACGCTACCCTCCGCTTCAGTTCGGCGTGTGGTAGAACGCTCCAGCCTCCTAATCTGTCCTCCTTCATGCTTTCTCCCTAGTAGCAGTACATACCATCCTTGATTGAATATGGGCACTTCATCTAATAATTGCCATCCTAATTTAGAACACAGCGAAGTGAATTTTTTCTGATCATGGGTAGCGGTATTGCTTTTCGCTATATATTTTTCTCCAAGCCTGATGGTCAAAATGATGCAATGCCTGGTGACGCGCGCTAGTTCGTGCAGGGCTTTCTGCATGGTGTCTTCTGGGACTAGATCCATGAATCGCACGCAGACACTGGCGTCCATGCTGTTGCTTTTGTGCGGTATTTCTCGTATGTCTCCTACCTCTAATGTTGCTGGTATGCGCTTGCGCTTGGCCAATGCCAGCATTTCCTCACTCGTATCATAGCCATAACAGTGCAGGCCGAGTTTCTGGTATAGCGCCAGGAATCGCCCGGCACCTACTGGCACGTCCAACACCGATTTGAATTGGTGGCGTTGCAGAAAATCTTCAATCGCAGCATTCTCCAGATGCCATCGCTCCTGCTTCATTCTTTTAGCTTCATAATTTGCGGCCATTTTTCCCGCGTACTTGCGCGCCGTGCTTTCAGCGCTAACCATCTTGTCCTCCCTTTGAGCGCACTTCTACCAAACCTTCAGTCACAGCATTTTTCAATGTTTCCAAATTCCCTCCAGCGGCAGCAAATTCTGCAACAGACTTGCCGTCAAATTTGAGCAGAAGCGCCATCCGCTCAAACTTCCCGGTCCCCACTTTACGCGGATTATGTTTTACTAGAGTCACGATATACCCATCTGGAGGCGTTTGTAAAGGGACTTTCTTTTGAGATGGTACCGATAGCGGCTTTGGCGTGGTCTTAGAAAAGAGTGGCTGCATTTCCGCTGGAGTTCTTTTCGCCAACTCCAAGCAGCGTTCACAGGTGGCCTTCTTATCATCCAGCACAAACATTCCACGAGGCAAATTCTTGACTCCACAGATGGCAATGCCTGCACTGATTTCTTGCAGATCTACCCATTTGCTTGGTTGGCTTCTAGTCCAGTGCAAATGGATTTCAATAGGCTCTTCTTGCTTCCCTTTTAATTTTGGCGGCGCGGCGCTTTTCTTCATTGTGCGTTTTCACCAGTTGTGTGATGATGTTGCGGAATCGCTTATCGCCTGGGATTTCCTGTATAGTTCTCATTAGAGCTGATAGGTCTGGTTCTTTGAGATGCGTTCGTAGCATCAAATAAACCTCTTTCATTGAATCATGCATTGGTTATTTCCTTTCTAGTATCGTCCTCATAAGGCAGCCAATGAGAACGACCAGCATCCTCCGCAGCGCGGCGGTCAGCTACATCACGGTCCATTTGTTCAATAACGGCAGCGATCCCATGCATTATCGCGTGCTTGATTTCATTTGTCAGTTCTGGCCATTGCGGTAGAGCTGCTCGCCAAAACACTTCCGCAAGCTTCTCACGATACTCAATCCGCGCGATGACTCTCTCAGCTTGGTTATCTGCTCCCATCCGGATGCTCCTTTAATTCTAGTGGGCGGAGACGGCACGTGCGATCTCCTTTAAGCTTCGCATCCTTGAGAAGCACCCCAAATGTTATTTTCTTTCTGCCCTGCCAAGCAGTCGCCCGTTAGGTGCATAGAACTTGGTGACATTACCATAGGTGCTGGCGGTGCCTGCACTGCTTCCATCAGCATTGTAGAAGCGAGTCGTGGGCGCATCCCGTTGCTTGGTGCTTTCTGGGTAGGCAAATGAAGCAAAGACGAATGCCAGTATGATGGCCAAAACTACGATCAGGAACCAACGCATGATCATATCTCCTTAAAGCCGAAGATATCAACCATCCAGACAATGCCAGTTTCATAAACAGCAATGTCGCCCACACACATGGAGATATGCCGCAGTCCCCTGCTAAGGATAAGATCCCGAGCCTCTCCATTAGATGACCAATTTTCTCCTTGCATGCTGCTGTAGGCATCTTCAAGATCATTGGCCACAATTATCTTAAGCAATATGTGGGTCTTGTTCAAGTTTTTTGGATCAGGTACTATCCCGTGTTTTTTCAGATGGTCAAAGCCCATAATCCCATCACTAAAGAATTCTGGGCGCATATACCAGATAGTTAGTTTCATTTGCTCCTCCTATATGTGCCAAACGGATCGCACTGTCTAGCGAACTTGGCCAGCGGATGGATATCTGATTCACCGTTTTTCCATTCTTCGGCTAACTCAAGTTCTGCTATGGGAATTAGGAACTCATGTATGTTGGTTCCCAGCCACTTGACATTAATCTTGCCATGGAGTATCTCAATCCGCGTTATCACACCACGATGCACTGGATCAGATTTCCTGGCGATGATGTCACCTCGTTTCATTTACTTTCTCCATTTCACGAAGCTGGATAATGCCATCTTCGGCATAAGCTGTTTCATCGTGACGACGTATGCGCACATGACTGATGCTTTCGCTGTGCTTGCGAAGAGACTGCACCAGCATGCGGGCTTGCGTAGTGTTGGCAGCATAGAACCTGAACAAAGCAAAGCCTCCATAGGTGACTGCTATGTATTCCTTTTCCATCTTGTTTCCTTTTCTAGTAATTGCATTGCAACATCGATCCATAGTTTCGCGTACTTATCGCCGCGTTTTGCATCTAGAACAATTTCAGCCGCCTTGGCTGCAGAGTGTCCTAATTTCTTTAACGCTTCATATTCGGTCATTGTCATTTTCGGTTTCCTTTTTATTTCCTTTCCAACAAATGATTACTCCTACCGCCGCTGATTTGACGGTTGAGACTGATGCTGTCACCGGCCGCGCGTCCTGCTGCTGCATCAGCACCTTGCTTTATGCGCTGCTTTTTCAGCGGCACAGTAGTCCAGCGTGCATTCATATAAATCTTGTTCAATTGCTCCTCGTTCCTGTAGAGCGCAGGTAAGTTGCCAGGATTGCCTTGGGGATTGTAGACGGGCTGTGCCTTACCTGCTAGTTCTATATGTAGGATAAGCAATCGCTCGCTCAGCCGTGCATAGCAACCACGGCGAAAGTCATAGATGTTGACCCCAGGATAGTTGCGGCCATAGGCCAAAGACAATCGCTCAGAAGTTTTAACCAAGTAAGCTGCCATCTCTTTGACCATGATTATGTTATGTTTCTTTCCAACCAAAGTCCAGGGTTGTCCCTTCTTGCTGCGTACAAGTGCCCTTATAAAGTAGAGCTTGCAAATGGCAAGGATTAGCGTGCGCTTTGCTGGACTAGAATTCCAATTGCTTACATAGTCTTCATGACTTACTTGTTCTTGATCTTCAACCTTTAACTGTGCTTCCTCCAGGCCATGCGCTGCCAGCAATTCCGCTACCTTGGCGGCATAAGTCGCCGCCTCCGCTTCAGTAACGCCTTTATCATCCGCCTTGGCTTTCAAGGCGCGCAGCTTCCGCATCAAGCTGTTATTGATTTCTTCTGTCATTGACTTCTCCGTGAGCATTTGGTAAAATCTTTAGATGCATATTTTTATGAACAGAGTTTCTATCGCATTATGGGCATACTCCCCTTCTATTATGTCACGGTTTGTTAAGTCTACTTGGTCGTTCTGGTCACCAATAGCAAACACGTCTATTTCCTCATCACTCAACGTGGCTAAAAATTTGTCAACACGTTCCCAGTCTATGGTTTCACAAGTTGTGTCATCTTCAAAGTTTGTTGGCAACTTGAAATTCCGATCTGGAGCCATTCCTTGGTCATAGAACATCAAATTCACACAGTGGTAAACGTGTTGCAGCGGCTTGATCATTGCTCTCTCCATCTTGTGCAGTAGTACATCGCCGATCTAAGTCACCGTCACGTTCATGTTTCTTCTTCTTTGATCAACGTTTCTCCTGGGCCTCGGAAGGTGTCTGGGTCAAATGATGGATCACGGTCGTTAGCAAAGTTAGAACATAGTGCTACTCCGAATTTGGAAATTGTATAGTGAACAATTATCCATCCAGCATCGAACCCTGTGACTACTGTCCTAGTTATAAAGTGTTCGTCTTTCTTTTCGTAGACTCGTCGACATGCTGCTCTGCGCCCCTTCAAAGCAACTTTTTCTTTATACTCCATTTTATTTGTCTCCATGCTAACAGTGTAAAAAGACCCGGACCTAAAAGGGGGACCAAAAAGGTCCGGGCAAGTCACCGTCACCAAAGGGTTTAGGTGACGGAAGTCACTACTTTAACGCTTCCAACCTTTTTCCATATCGTGATAATCTGGATCCGGGTTATAGTCCTTAGTCTTGCGATATTCGTATGGGTCAACCCATCCATTCTTGTCCCTAAGCAACGCCACTCGCTTTTTGTCAGACTGGATAACACTCACGCGGGTTCCAAGATCCTTGGCCAGATACCTTCCAATATCATACTTGGCAAGAGGAGTGTTGTCAGGATTATTTCTACCAAACGCCAACTGGCAAGCATCGGCAGCACGCTCCGCCTTTTCGATACGACAGTTCATCAGGGTCCACGTTGGCGGTCCACTGCTTCCAGGCATCACTGCCCAATACTTCATAGTCATTGCTCTCTCCAAATGCGCGTGGTGCAGCGCACATTGTATAAAGTATGATTGCACCCTGAGCATCTGCCCTCTCACGACAGACGCCTAGCTGCAATCCATTCGGCCGCCATCTGTGCCGCACAGCATCTAGTAATCACCGCTTATCTTTGCTGATTGAGGTGAACGTTGGCTGGCATTGACACAGAGGTTAGGCTGTTTGCAGATTGAAGAACAGGTTACTCACACTCCATTCATTCGTGCCGCACCACAACATTCGCATACGGCGCATACGCGCGCCGCATGTAATGCAGTGTTGCCTTACGAACGTGGCGTCGTCGTCAGTGGCATCGCTAGGGGCTTTCACCTATTCTGTTTTCAAACAGCTTTTCGCATCATTGTGTGCGAATCTTCAGCTTATGGGCGCAGGCCTCTTGTGCATCACCGCAGCGGGCCACTGCTTCCTAAGCACCGGAGCAGCAACTAGTAGTGTACCCCATAAAGCTACGAGTAGCAACAGGAATTTGTTTGCTTGGTTTGGTGGGCTTTTAGCTAAATTTCCAAGCACCGAAAAATGACATTCCATGGCAACCATTTCCATTTAGAAGTTCTATATTTCCTGGTCCTAAATTTTCTGTGAGAAATTGCTCAGTCAGCATATGTGGATGACCTTCGTGGGGTGGTATGTTGATCCACTCAAAGAGTCTGATGGTCTTGGCCAAGGCGCGGGCATTATTCAGTATTTGTTTAGGATCATCCACGTGTTGCAGCACATTATAGATCCATGCTTCATCAAATTTGAATGCTTGCCAAAATTCGTTTTTAAGTTCTTCACCTTTCACATTCCAGAAAGTAATACGCGCAGCTTCATATCGCTTAAGAACCCATTCTGGCTGCGGTAAAGGATCTACCACAAAGCCAGTCACATTAATAGCTTTCAAAAGTAAACTGACAGGACCACCACCGATATCTATTACAGTGGCACCGCGCATGTCTATATTGAAATCACTCCGCCAATCGCCGGTGAATGTTAATCCCATGCGCTTGGCGTAGACCATCTGCTTGGTCTCTTCGCCATAAGTGTTGCAACAGTTTCCCCAGAATTTTTGTTCAAAGTCAATCTTTTCCATATGCTCTCTCCATTGCTTTCATCAATTCGGCAACAAGCAGTGCCTGTCAACATCATATGCGCTCCGGTGGTTCGATAGCCTCAAGTATTGCTTCTTCGCGTGTCATGCCGCGAACGTTTTCACATTCGTCCGTGGACAATTGCTCGAACGTAATTCCTTGCTTGCCACATGCAGCACAGGTGCCAATAAATGGCAGCCCCTTCGGCGAAGTCCGATTAACGAGAAGATGTTTCATATGCGCTCCAGGTAGTCGAAGGGACGAGACCACATTGAATTCCAGTCGGGATGCTGGCGCACCGGCAGCGGCGGAATAAGCCGCAGCCTTGCCTCATCTGGAAGATAGCGAGAAACCGGTCTATCATGAGATTTATTTGATAACGGTGATGGTGACGGCTACCTTGGCACCGACTTTGAAATTAGTTGGTGGATCATCCTTCCCTAAGAACAACCATTCAGTGCTGCCTTCCAGCAGAATGGCCCATCCCATGTCTTCAGTCTTGGTTTCTATTTCACTGTTAGGGTTGTTTGGATCCTTCTTCCAGCTCCGCAGCAATTGTATCTTGCGTTCAAGCTTCTTGATGCTGGAATAGAATTTGATCATAGCGGATAGAGCTCCTTCAACTTATCGATGCCCAATTTTTCCTCACCGTCTTTGATTACTATGCGTTTGAGTATTCGTTCACCTCCAGCTGATGGGAACATGAGATTTCCTAGTTGATTTGTTTGCAACATGTCATTGACGCCTCCAGCAAAAGGAGGCCCATGCCAGATTTGTGCTTCGGCGCCTTTAGTTGATCTGAGATATACTAGTTCACTCATGATGATGCTCCTTTTCTAACTCCAGATTGCGTGCCATAGCACAGATGTGATCACAGCAATTCTGCACTGGCCTATGGACCATGGAGAAAGCTGAATGGTTCCTGGCGAGTTCCGAAATCTTTTCAGCTAAATCACGTAGGTCTTTGCTTTCGGGCGTGCTCATTCTTTTTTCTCCATCCAACTATCACCTATTTCTGCATCAACTTTCATGGGGAGAGCCAGTGGCACAGCAACACGCATGATCTCGGCAATTTCTTGTGCTTGCTTTTCATTCGCAATACTGAAACATAGTTCGTCATGTATTTGCAGCACCGGGCAATATCCGGCACGCCATACGTCACGCATGGCTATCTTGGTCTGGCGCGCAGCGCCACCCTGTATCAAAGCATTCATCGCTTTGTTGGTACGACTGCGATGTAACTTCTGCTGATACCATTTATTTTCTGGATCATGCACGCGGCGTTGCGCTTCATTCCAGCGGCAGTCTGCTTGATAATCTGGATTATTATCCTTTTCGTATTTAGCCCGCAATACATTCCACCAATCAAATCGTATTCGTGCACCATCCAACAGTACAATGTAGCCACGATCCTCTACTCTTTCCTTGCACTTGGTATAAAGCATCTTGACAAATGGCAGACGCTCATCATATTGATTCATAATGCGTGCTGCGGCCTCTTTGCTCTGCCCTATCATCATGGCAAACTTATCAACACCGGCACCATAGGCTTTCGCGAAATTGCAATCCTTTGCTGGCTTTCTTTCCAATCCTGTCATCTCGGCAACCATGGCATGAAAGTCAGTATTTGGATCTTCTTGATAGCGTTGCCTTGCCGCCGCTGCGCCCGATAGCTTCTGCAAATAAGCATAGTGTACCATAAGACGAAATTCCTGCTGACTGTAATCAACGCTCAGCCATCGTTCTCCATCTTCACCAATGAAGACACTGCGAATTTCTGCCATCTCTGGATCACGATGTGGTATCTGTTGTAACGGCGGATCAGCATAGCTGAACCTATAAGTGCGTGTGCCGCCACTGCTGTCTTCATCGTCGCCAGGACTTTCTCCACGATACTGATTGATAGTTGGATGTATGCGTGAATCCTCTGTGCAGAAATCCATAAGGTAGCCTTTAACGAATTTCTCAGCAGCTTCTTCCCGGCTTTTGGCACGTGTAATTAATCGCGGCAACCAATGAGGATGTTTCTTCATCCATTTGGCTTCAAAGCTGCCACGAGGAGAACCATCGCGGTTAGGCTTATTGGTATATGGATAAGAAATTTGTTCAGCTTGGAAAACTCTTTCTAACCATTTGACACTGCGAATATCATCAATGCCAGTAGTCTTTCCTATTCTATCTGTCAGATCAACCAAGGCAACTTGACTTTGTTCCTTGAAGCGGTAATACAGTTGTTCACATTTGTCATAATCTATGCAGATGCCACGCTGGCGCATGGCATGGACCATGGGAACCAGTTCCATTTCTAGATCATATGCGGCTGATAGTTCCTCCTTTATTATGATCGGCCGCAATGCATGCGCCAACGCGAGCGTGCCTAACGCGTCAGCTTCACCATAGGTGCCAACATAACGCGCGGGCATCTGATAGATGTCTTTTTTAGGATCAAATCCCATTGCTTGTGCATAATCGCGCAGCACCTCCTCTTGTTTTCCCGGCACATTATAGGTCTTGCACAGAGTATCCAATCTGTAATTCAAACCTCCTTCATCAATCATGTAGGCCATGCAAGAGGAGTCATCAATTTGTTGAGGCGGCGGCAAGCCTAGATCACTGCTTATCCAGCCTATATCATAGGCAGCATTGTGATAAATGAAGCGAACTTTTTTCTGCAACAAGTGCCGCAGCCAACGCCGCACTTGGCCTCTATCAAAGTTGCTGCTCTCTGGGTGCGTGATTGGAATATATATTGAACTATAATCTTCTTCCTTCCAAGCAATAGCTATACCGCATATGTGTCCCGCCTTGGTTGCCCATCCCGGTCCCTTGTTTTCTTTCAATCCTATATCCTGAGTTTCACAGTCCAGGGCAATTTCTGCAACACTTGTCAGTGCTGGTAGTTCCTTTGGTGCGATCCAAGTGCTGTTAGGCAGCACGAATGAGAATGGTTGCTGGATGCCGCCTACGTTTTTCTTAAGCATTCATGCCTCCTAATGTCGGCAGTCTGGGCAGTCATCTGCATCTGCATAACCATGCGGACATGGGACATTTGGAGCATTTTTAAGAATTTCATACGCGGGTTGTCCTATCAATTTTCCGCGCTCGATCCCATCTAATCCGGTATCATCGTCATCTTGTTGTGCGTGATGGCCACCATCTTCTGCACTCTGTTTTTGACTTAAACGTGCACGATACTCTGCCTCTACTAGCAATAGATAACGACGTAGATCTTGAATTTCTGCAAGTGTAGTGCCATCTGCACCAGGAGTATCATCTTCATTTATGGCTGTGAAAACGTTGTAGCTGAACACTTCAACCATATTTTCTAAACGATCCCACTTTCTAGCGAGCATCATAAAGGCTCCGACTCCTCCACGCTTCTTCCAACTTCCGCGATATGTTCCTTCTTTAATTTCTAGTATTGTCACATCGTCAAGAGCTACTTGTTTCAGGTATTCCATATGCTTCATGTTCATTTCACTCTCCTTTGGATCCACTCTTTGCAAGCCATGCGCCAGTCTGGTGCTGCGATGTCGTCCGCACACAACAATGCTTCTTTATATTTCTTTTGCTTGAAAGAATGAAACGCCAGTAACGCAGGCGTGGCCACTGTTGAGAACCATAGGTTACGATAGCGACCAACTTTTTGCAGATGAAATAATTCCCAATCAGACATGAAAGCATAAAGATCATCATCAATATCTTTAGGTTCAGTAAACATCTGCAAGGCTTCGCTACTACCATCACTATAACGATCATCTAGCAATAATTCAGGACCGGCTTGTCCCACCAATTTGTTGAACACATCCAAATAAGCGTGAGCATTGTTGCTTATCTGGTACATGACTCCGACAGGTAGGTTACAACGTGATGCCAGATATTCTTGCAAGATGCTGAAGTGTACGGCGTTGGCACCATGCGCGCCCCATATCATGTCGTTAGACCGGCAACATACCGTCAGGTCTAATGCGCCATCATTGTTACGCACATAGGCGTGAGTGTTGCATGGTCGATCTTTCCAATCACCTAACAGATCATCACCATAGTCTCTTCGCACATCCCACATTTGCAACACACACTGCCGATCATGTGGATAATCTGTCAGTTTATCCACTATCACATTTAATTGATCAAAACCGAAAAAAGTACGCCAGCGACAACCATAAGCACCATGCAGCATGCCATCTTCTTCTGCGAATTGTTTGCTAAAATTCTTGATGAAATAATCCAATGGTCTTGCATCATAAAATCCAGACAGCATCCACAACGCTTCGAACATATGAAAAAATGGATTGGCATCACGAACAGGACTGAACAGCACCCGTTCCCATGGCCGCTTGGTGACGGTGCACACCGGAACTGGACTTACTAATACTCTTCCGTTACGACTATCCTCAAACTCTGCAAAATCATTTAGATATTTGATTGTGACACTGAGTGCTTGGCATACGTTACGAACCTCCTGGACGTGCATCGTTTCCTCCCTGTTGCAACCAGTCGCGTATTGTTTGGAAGCTTCCCTGACGGCTGAGCAAGCGGCATTTTACACCTATCGTCCGAAGTTTGACAAATTCTTTTTTACTCTTGTCATCCAGTGCGATGATGGTGTCTTGCTTTATGTTGTGGCCGCGGTCGTGTACGGCTTGTATGCACTTGGTTATTGGATGGTCTATGAACACAACACGAACATCCAATCTAGCTTGATGCATGATCTTGATACGTTCTAGGCTGTCGTTGAAATTCTTGCCCTCATACAATACATCGGCGCCTAGCTCATGATGCTTGAGAACCAACTCATAAGCATAGTTCAAGCTTGGCAATGTGTCAATACCGCCATTCTGGATTTCGTAGTGGCCGGGAACAAACAAGCGACGTGTGGTATCTCCTTTGGATCTAGGGCATTCTGTTTCTTCGCTAGGTTTATAACCTTTTGGGAAGCTGACTGTACAGCTACAGTCAGGATAAGAACAACTCCATGAGCATATGTAGCCCATGGGTTTTCGCTTGTTCACTTCCGGATAAGCTATCGCGATGCGCGTTGGATATAGATCCATAACCTTGCGCACGATCGTGCTCTTGCCAGAACCATTTGTACCTCGGATATTCACAATCATTTTCTACCCTTCTTATAACAATCTGGACACTGATGTTTCCCAGCTATCATATGCCATATCAAATTCTTGAATGTTTTTATTGCTTGATCATAATCCGCTGTTCCAACAGTAAATTTCTTTGGACAAAAATCACAGTTAAAGACTGTGCGCCCACGAACCGCACCTTTTGTTTTAGTCACTGTCATTGTCACTCGGTTTCCTCCATGCGAAGTTTTCTCTTTTCCCAAGCTAATCGCGTTGAATATTACGATATCGTGAATGATGACGTTGAAAATACCATGCCTCTTTTCGTTGATCATTTCTCCTTCCAAGGTATACGAAGAATCTTTTCTCTAGGGCCAGTTTTCATTGCTGCCACTATATCAGCTTTAGTTTGTTCATCAGGCTTGTGCAATTTACCTTTACCTAATAAATCTGGGAGCAAGCCTACTCTATAAGATCTATGATTACATCCATCACATACCGGGATTGCTTTCCTTTCACCACGAATAAGCATTTCACGGGCAGCCCCTAAAGCATTTCCTTGCCAAATTTCCTCCATAGATTTTTCATTTATGTTACCACAATTATATGTTGAATCCCAAGTGTTGCAACAAATCGGAACATTACCGTCCCAGTGTACAACGAATTGCCTGAATGGATGATGACACCGTTTCCCATCCATACTATGATCTGGTGCAAAAGCTAATCCAGCATAGTTGAAAACTTTACTATGATTACCAATCTTGCTTTCCTTGTCCTGTGCAGCAATATCTCGTATTTGTACTAATGTTCTAGTTCCGCGTGGCCGACGCATATGGGGATTACCTGCTTTGTCTTGTGGATATTTGTAAAATGTGAAACCTAATGGATGTTTTTGTCCTGAAACCAACTCTCCTTTTTCTACAAGAGCGGCTATTGTCTTCGGTACAAATTTCACAGTTTCATAATCATCTAGCCCAAGCACACTCAATCCAGCTTCAAATAATCCTGTTATGTTCGCTATAGGTCCTGGTTTGCGTAATAGACCGCTTGCATTGGTAAGCATGGTGATGTGTGCTTTAGGAAGATGTTTGCGAACGATGCCGACCATACCGATGTAGTCTGGATGCATTGTAGGTTCGCCGCGCATGGCAAAACCAACACGGCAATTCCATTTCATTTCAGCTATCTGTTGCATCACTGTAGTGATGGTTTCTTTAGACATGAACTTATATCCATGTCCTGGTTTATCTTGGATAGCTGGCATAGCACAGAACGGACAATGGATGGAGCATCCAAGAGTCAGCTCAAGCGTGACGTTGAATGGATCTTCTTGTTTTCGATATGGTCGGCGCTTCATGTTCATGGTTCCTTTCAGTAAGGTATGTCTTCAGTGGTTCTGTCCATAATAAACTTTTGTTTTGTTAAGTCAATAGTGAGTCGCATCACTTTGGCTTGATACATGGCGTTGAGAAGAGTTTGCATCTTAGAATTTTGGAGATTGGCGTCCAAGTATTCACCAAGTAGAGTGTCTGGAGCATCATTGCGTACAATGTCTACTTCATATATGCTAGCATTAGAATTAATTGGTTCTTCATCTGATGTAGATCCATATTCAATAAAATTTCCTTCAATAGCATCCCAAGAAACTAAAACATAGTCAGCATCATCATGTGGTCGAATACCATGATCTACTAATTCGGAGGCTTTATCTATAGGAATTAGTTTGTATTTGTTTTGTATTTGAAACATCACATGAGTTAGCTTTTCTTTAATCGCTTGTGCAAAAGACTCAATGTTGACTGCTACGTTCATACTATAGATTTTAGAGATACAGTGTAATGCTGTTCCTTCTATTGTTTTATCTGGTTTGAAACAGATGATTTTACCATGTCTACCAATCTTGCCGTTTGGTCTATAGAATCCCATTGACATTTTTAGTTCTCCCTAATTCAGGTTTGAGCGCAGATGTCGTTCAGAACCTATTACATAGCACCCTCCAACTGTTTGTATGCTGCCTTGATCTTGCCGTGCAACCCATCACGCTCGGCCAAGGCGGTATTATACCACAACATCTGTTGCTCTTTCTTGATCTTGCTGCGCTCCTCCAACATACGCGCCGCATGCACTGCATTGGACACCAGAAACTTTTCTGGATTGTATCCGGCGCGGCGCAACGTCATGCCTGCTTCTTCTTCAAACACCATGGGCAGGCCCGCACTCAGCATTTCGTAGAACCTGTTTGGTGGTGAATGGTATTCGTTGTGTGATTTGCGATCCTCCAAATAAAGACCGAGGCCGCGCTCGCTCAGCCATTTAAGCAAGTCATCAGCAATGCCTATGGCTTTGATTTTTTCATTGGCATAAGATTCAAATTTCTTGCTCGGGCTTGATATCGTAATATTGCATCTTGGATCTTTGAAGAATTTGTCAAATGCCTTGATACGACCAACGCGATAACTGCCATAGTAGGCTACATCGTTCTCGTGCATGTTGCTAGGCAATGGCTTGGCCAGCATGCTCAGGCAATTCCAATTGATGTAGGTACTGAGTGGTGTTGCTTTGCTTTCCTTTTCACATGTCGTCCAGAATTCTAAGTGCGACTTGCCCATCTTGCGCCGCGCCACGAACGCTTGACGGAACGGTGATTTTGCATCTCCATTGTTGATAGGAGGAACAATGGTGTAGTCTTGCTGGATCCAGACGATACGATTGGCTCCCAGGATTGCTAGACTTAGTTCTTTCAAATGTTTGCAAAAACCATAGGCACCATTGACTATGAACAAGAGGTCCAAGTTGGTGCAGTCAGCAATTTGGTCATCCCAGATCAACGGTTTCTGCAACTCATTAGACAAGAACCTTGCGACTTTCGTGCTAGCCACCATTGAGCGCTCAGTGGCCGGGATGAAGCTGAAGATCACTGTTTTCATGCTGATTGGCCTTTCTTCATTTCTGCAATTGTAGCTGGATCATCTTTACGATGAAGGCCGCGGTCTGGATCACCAGCACCATGCCGAACACGGTAGGTGTCGAACTCATCGGCTAGTGCCATGAGTCGTATACAGAACATGGCATTGTATCCTAAGCCTATACCAGCTTGCGCATAGGCCCGGAGTGCAGCTGGTGCCGCAGGATCACGTGCGCCTAGCACAAACCATTCGACGACAGTGCCATCGCGACGCTTGACTAGATACTTGCCTTCCGGCGTTGCTGGATTATCTCTGATTAGAGCAGTCAATGTTGGTTTCTCTTTCATTTCTTCCTCCTTTAGCACGTCGCCTACGTCTCGCTAAATTTTCACGCTCCCTCACACTCACCCGGTAGCGTATGTCTGCCTCGATAGCGCGAATTTCCGCGCATTCAAAGCAATACTTTCGAAACCTGATGCGCTCTATTGGTGCGGCACACCGTTCACATTCACCTTTCATGTTGCATCTTCCCATCGGTACTTCTGTTTCGGCATCTTATCTTCGAAGTTGGCTTGATGCCATTTCGAGTATTCGCACAAGCAATTTTGAATGTCTTGGGCATGCGGTTGCGGCATCTGCTCGGCCTTGAACATCGGCAATAATTTTTCTCGCAGCCTCCCTAGTTCTAGGCGGAATTCATCCTCTTTCCAAACATCCTTGCGATTGCGGCCACACACATAGTTAAGGCCACGCTTGCTTCCTGGTCCACTGGCAGCAAACGTATGCCAGTCTGATGCTTGACGAAGAGGCTCGTGGTATTTTATATCAGCAATCACCTGTGCGGTCATGAAGCTGCCAAATCCTTGCATGCTGCCAAGCAACATGTGATACGAGTTGAGCGTATCGCCTGTCTTTGGTCGCAGTCTTTCTCGTGCTTTCCACAATGGTTCAATCACTTCATGTGCTAGATAAGCAACTTTTGGAATATGAAAAGAGTCTTTTGTTAAATAATCCATGTTATCAACACTCGTTCCGGCAGTTGATACCATGTAGGCACCATTAAAGATCTTGCCGCCAGTCTTATAATAGCGACCAAGCAATCGTAGAAAAGTTGTTTTGTTGAACGGCACTGGATAGCCAACTATTTCTAAACTTTCAGGTAGATTGAGTATACGAGCAACGCACATGGCGAACCATAGTTCCGGATCATTGCTGTGCGGATTGCGCCAATTTTCTCTGATCCAAACAGTAACCTTGTCATCTTCGCGGTAGATGTTGCAGAAGCGATAACCACTAAGAATAGGATCATTCGTCCATGGTGGTCTATCACCGGCTTGGCGGCGCATGTAAATCATGTATCGTTCATGAGCGAACGCGAATATACGTTCTACTGGATTCTTGATATTCTTGATCATACACTCCATAGGATCTTTCATGTTTTGCCTCCCTCCTCGCTGATTTCTCCAGTTTCCCTATCAAATTCATAAGCTACACCTTGCACTATATCACCCGCTACTAACGGCTTGCCTTTGCGCTTTAGTTCTATGACTCGTACATCATTGATCGTGACAGGACCGGTGTTGGTTTCTTTCGCAACGAATATATATGGTTTCATGGTGCGCCCCATCGTGATAGATATTTGAACACAGCCATGCCATCTTCTGATGACAGACCCAACTTTTCCAGCGCGGCAAACGTGTCTGCTATGATGGGATGAGCGAACTGGTTTCCCATCAATAATTCCACGCGGCCAAATTCATGCATGTCTATCAGATCGCATGCTTTGGCGCGTAGCTTTTCTTCTGCAGTGATGTTAGGAAACATTCCTCCCATATTCTTGACAGCTTCAGTTTCTAGTGTGTTCATCGTATGCTTGAGGATGTCATTGTTAGCTTTGACTGGGAATGGGAGATCGCCTGTCACTAGTTCGCCGGCATCGTGCCAGATAAAGTAAGTAGTTATGTAGGCGTTCGGTGGTCCCCAGATTTCATCCCAGATACGCAAGCATTGCCAAGTGTGTTCACCCACTGTCTGACGTTGATGCGTCATCCAAGTGTGGTAACGCATAACGCTTCCGGCATAGCGCGGATTGTGCAGCACGTCATTGCGTTTCAGGTTCATGTGAGCGCCTCTACATTTTATGAAATGCAACAGCAACTATGCAACCAGCTAGTCCCAGTGAAACGAAGACAGCCCAAGCGTCTTGCCACCAGAACCAAAGAAATAGCAAGCAGATGCCAAGTCCAAAATGGAATAAGCCAAGAAATAATTTCACAATCGCACCTCTTTTTAACAAATTACTGTGATTGAATCAAGCTTTATGTAGTGTGGATCTAGCTCGTGAAAAGCGATATTAAAGTTGATCGTTATTTTCTCATCCTTCTTGAATGCTTGTTGTATTATAAAATCCATGGCTTGCTGCAATGTTCGCCATGGTTTGTCATAGGTGCCAAGTTGTGGAAGATCAACTGGATAAGATTGATCAATATAAAAATCATAACCACCTATATACAAAGTGGTTAGGTTCCGTCCTGATAAGACCGACAATGCTCGCACCGGCATCAAGGATGTATACGACACTATCGCAGGTGCAGCCAGAGCAAACAGTGTAGAGCGGCGCGTCAACATTTCACATTCTTCCTTCGTTGGTGTTCTTCTATTACGGCATTTTCTACATGACAATACAGTTCATGTTCAAAGATTGGATCATAACAACCATGTTGTTCTATGTATTCCACCATCGCCAGCACTGTTTCATACGGTACATTTAATTTCTGTGCGATAGCAAAGTACGGATATGACTGTGACATCTTTTAAGGACTCCACATCATCACGGCGTAAACAGTGGCAGCTACTAGCACAGCCAAGAAAAGTTGGAACACGCCTAGACGACCTGCCGCCGCCAAGGCTCCAATCGTAAATATGATCAGAGCCATTAGCAACGGTTCCATTAGTATGGGATTTTGTCTGGATCCCCGGCACCATCAGCACGGTCGGCTTCATCTATGCCCGCATCTTCAGGCGCTTCCATCTTTCGGCCACTTCGGAAAGCTTCAGCCAGTGCTTGGCCCATCATGTAGGCTCTGTTAGGATCATTGCCTACAATCTTTAATCCTTCCCGATGAGGTTTTTCCGGAAAGCCACTCAGATAGAACATTGGTTCACCCACATCTATGGTATACCATTGTCCTTGATTGTTGCTCTGCATGATTGTGGTGAGATGATACAGATGGCTCCATGCTGGCCATATATTGCTGTTGTTGGTGTTGCTTCCTCCTCGCACGCGGCGTTGCAGACTGGTACGCTTGGTCATCCAGGATCTGCTGACTTTGTGCCCGGTGCTTTTGAAGGGGATGACATAAGGATATGGATTCCCATCGTGCCATACAAAGCCCGCTTCGTATCGTGTGTCCACACAATCATTTCCAGTATCTGGAAAATAATAGCGTGGTCTGTTCTTTACCTTGTCGTCACGCGTCGCACCCTCTGGCAGCTTGCCACCATTGTAGTCGTAGCTGGCAATGAAGCCGCCACCTTGCGCTCGTGGGATCCATTCGGTCCACTTCTGATACATCACACACGGTTGAAAATCGATGCCGACTTTTCCCTGTATGATAGGAACATGGAAATTCTTGAGCCAGAAATCCCCGCTCCTCGCGTTTTCCATATGTGCTGGCCCGTCCAGAACCTGTGGACTCAATGGTTGTAGCACATAGATAAGAGGTACTAGATTATCAGCAGCATCAGTGCTGACGCCTTTCCCCATGTCTTCGTCAAGAGCGCGCAGAACTTCTTCGCTGACTGGAATTTCTTTTTCCAGTTCTGTGCCAGTAGTAGTCGCGGGGGCTTTAGCCATTTATTTCTCCTTCACTGGATTGAGCTTGACCATCTTGCTTACTGTAGCACCCAAGGTGGTCAGATCTTTGTCGCTGAGCGGCTTGCCATCTTGAAAGCGTTCCTTCACCACGGCTGTCAAAGTTTTCCATGGCACCGTTTCTTCTATTGTTGGAACGACCCCAAGTTTAGTTAATGCTGCCAATACTTTTTTCAGCAGTTTGTCTTGTCCTAGTCCTAGTTCTATAGTCAAAGTGGTTTTGATGATGTCTCCCAGCTTGTGCTTGCGCACCCATTGCAGCGCCGCTTTGCGCTGATTGGATGGCCAATCACTTTTGATCACTGCATGATAATGGTCATTCAGCTTGGCCTCATATGCTGGCAAGTTTCCTTGTGCAGCAATTTCCAAACGATTGAGACCTACTTGCATGAACATGGTGGGCAAAGCATCAAAGATCAGGTTGCGCTTCGTCTGATTTAGTTCGCTGATATGGTTTTCCAAATCAGCTATCTTGAATTCTATGTCGCGAACCTCCCTGATTTTATCACGTATGAATTCCAGCTTGTCGGCTGGCGGTTTGGCCGCCATGTCCTTTTCTATCTGCTCCAACAAAGCAGCGTTTGATGTTTTCTGTTCCATCATGCTGCACTCTGTGGATCTTCAAACCAGGAACAGAATTCTTCCAAGGCTATTTCCCAGCGGCTGTCTTGCTTGGCCACCTCCGTTATCGTTTTTCTTTTAGCTTTCCAGTTGCCTTCTTCATCAATAACTTCTCTGATGAGTGTGAGCAGCTGTTCGATCTTTTGGTTAGTCACTTTTGCTTCTCCTCTTGTATTAAATAAGAATGGTTGAGTAGAATCAGCTCTCCATGTTCTTCTGGCCAATCCACTGTCAACCGATTTCTTTGCTGGTATACATAGCGATTGCCGAAGACTGCGCCATCAAAGCTAGAGCTGAGCAACACATAGCCTTGTCGTTGAAGCCACCACATTGCTAATCGGGTAATCATCTGGCTACCTCTAGCATAGCACATCCGTTACTGTTAGCAACTTCTTTTAGTTGGATTTGGGCTTGAACGTTTTTAGTTCCTCTGTTTTGAGTGGTTTCCCATCTATGATGGATCGCATATAACGCCCTATTTCACCTTCCCCGACTATATCATCCTTATCCATTTTCTTGGCCCAGAACTCATCGGTAACTCCAACGTCCATTTCTTCCATCATGGCGTGATCTTTTCCAGGCACAGTTATTTTCACCAGATATCCAGCCCACGTAAATTCTCGCACGCCACGAAAGTGCAGCTTGGTCACGGTGCCATCGCTGCGCACATGCGGCCGCACCATATGGAACACTTTCTTGCGCACCCCATGTTCTGTCAGTTGATAATCCCGGTCTTGAAAGAAATAACTCATGCGTCGTGGGTCAAGAGAGAACAAGGCATGCTGCCCTTTTTTGTTTATCACCGAGACACGGACCATGGAAAAGGCGGCATACTCCAAGTGTTCTACCAAGCCACAGAACAAATTGTTCAACAGCTTCCTGCTGCTGGTATGGTGCAACTTGGCCCAATCGTCGGCATGGTGCGGCAGTTTCCAGGCGCGTTGTGGTATGTGGTTCAATCCATATTTTTTGCTGTAGATGGGAAACATCTCTGTTGATATCGTGCGGAGTATTTCCACCTTGCCATCAGCGCTTACGAAGATAGGATATTCTTCAGGCACTCCGTATTTCATTTTCTTTTCTTCAGGCTTATCCCACCACACGGTCATTTTGTAAACATCACCGCCATTCTTAGGCTGTACTTCCGGGGGTGCTTCGTGGTCCTGATATTTGACGAAGTACATGAACTTGGGAATCCATGTTCTATACTTATCCTTCTGTGGATCTTTGCGATATTCACCACGTTCTATCTTTTCTATTTCCGGACTGGTGCCATAGGCCACGCATCCAAACGCTGGACGATGACGCAGGAACCACGATGACGGCTCGGCAAATTTTCTGTATTCACTTTTAGGATGTTCTTTTTCTGGATCCCAGGTATCGGGAACGGCCAGATACGGCAGCAACATGGCACCAACATGAGTATAGAATTCGTAAGCGCCTTTGTCGTGCCTGCGCATCCGTTCTAGATAAACGTAGTAGCGTTCCAATTGGTCAAGCACAGTATCACGGAAATTAAACTCTCCAAATAATTCATGTGGATCATACAGCACTTCTGTCTTGCGATCGCTGTGATGTTTATCAACTAGATATTTGTCAGCTATACTGAAATGATCACCATCATCGGTGTATTGAAGTTCTGGTTGTTTGACTTTCGGCTTGGGATTTCCTATGCGCTCTATCGGAGTTGGTGGCGTGCCTTGTGGCACCACGAACCTATCAAACTTGCGTCGTCGTCGTTCATAGATGCGCGCTTCTTTGCTCATACCTCTCCGAGTGGCGCGATTGGGCTTGAACTCTGGTTGTTCTGGTTGTTCTGGTTGTTCATCCTTCTGGCGATCCTGCGTCCAGCACTGGCCGCATATATGCCCTTCGTTCTCTGTACCAAGAAGCACTGGATCTATCTGGTTGATTCCACAACGTGGGCACAGTTTTTTCTCGGCATCTTCTTTGGGTTCAGACGCTTGTGCTTTCTTCCATTTAAGTTTGGATACTAGTGAGCGAAACTTCTGCAACAGATTACGCCACATCTTAGTCCTCCCCATTAGCTCCTAGGAAATCTGCAATTATTGCAGCGATGTCTCCATTCTTCGCTATTTCTGAGAGGAGGTAGAACGGTCCACCCTTCGCTACGCAGTTTCTCTATGGCTTCATGAAAGTCAGCAGTTTCAGAAGCTAGAATTTCTTGGCACGTATCACACTCAAACTCTAGTTTGCCTTTGATCCAGTGGAGGGTCACATCGGCCTCCTATATTTTGTCCCCTAGCTCTGCGTTGGCGACACCAGCCAGAGCTGAACGGTATGTGGAATACCGCAGAGGTCGGGGCAGCCTCTGTATCGGCGGCACCAGAGTGTCGTTCCAGACGCCGCGATCCGAATTCTATAGTCGCCCCATCAGTAGCAGCACTACAACTACAATTAGGATGATGCCTAGGACACCGATGCCTCCGTGTCCAAAACCATATCCATATCCTCCTACATAGTTCCCGCCGAAGCCACCACCTAGCAGGAGCACGATAAGGATGATGACTAAGACTATGCCGAGTGTGGACATTAGAGTTCTCCCTATAGTTGGTCTTCTTCATCCAATTTTGGAGGATCTAAACGCAAACGTGATTGTCTCTGTTGTTCTTCCTGATCAAGGCGCTCCTTTTTCACTGTTGCTACACGATGAGCTGCTTCTGTTCTGTTAATAAAGTCCCGATCCTTTAGAATTTGCATCGGATGACTTTCATCGCAAATGAGAACACCGAAACAAGCTCCTCCTTTACTTGTGGATACTCGCATTTCATAGTCATTGGCAGGAACTCTAGGTACGAGTTCCTTTTTCTTGCCGTTTGGTTTCTCATCCCAAACATTGTAATGTGCAGTAATATAAGTCTCAGTGACATTAAGCAAGACTTTCCCAGGAAGATGCTCATTAAAGAACTCCTCATCTCCCTTTCGCGTGCCCATAGATTGCAGAAACCAACGTTGTGTACAATTTAAACAGGCATCCAAATAATTTTCTCCCCAAACCCTTTCAGCTAACTCTTCGGCAGTAACACAAACAGCACCACGATCTTTCCATTCTGCTGGATTATTCAACTTTTCAATGCCAAGATCAACGAACCCGTTGCTCAAAGCATCATGCTGCTTCGATGTTACTCTTTCATCAGCACCAGAAATCCATTCCTTTAGTCGTGTCATTTTATTTTCCTCTCAGGTTGCTGGTTCACTTCTAGTAGAACTGGTTGTTTCAACTGTTTGACACAGTCCAACAAAGTTTCAGCGTAGAGTTGCACAGCATGTGCTAGACTACCGATACGACCTGCGTCAGCATGGTTACGAAATTCAATAATTTCTAATAGACAGGAATGATGATTGCCTTTAGCTAATTCATCATAATACTTTTGTTCTTTGATAACGACAGTGCTGATGTCGCGTTGTTTGCCCTTCGGTTTAGATTTACGAGGCACCAATTTCTTGGCATCTTTGCGCTCCATCTTAGGATGTACTTTGCCATTTTCGATTAATTGCTCAAGCTTGGGTCCTTCAATCCGTGCGAGCACATCAAGCGTTCCCCAAGCCGCTGGCAAATGCAACACGTGTGTTGCATTTCCAATAACAGGATGTTTAGAAATGCGCATAAGTCTTGTAGCCGTGTTCCTATGAAAGGGTAAGTCTTCTTCTATCATAGGGATCCATTCACCATGATCTAAGTCTTCTTTAGCTTCAACTAGAAGTTCACCTGTTTTGATGATACCATCAACTGTTGATTGCCAAGCATCTGTGATTAGCTTGGTCCATTGCTTTCTTGTCGCCATGATGATTCTCCTGTTGTTAGATCAACCAGTCCTCATAGTTTGCGCCAGTGATTATCCTGGCTAGATCAAGCTTCTTGCGCAACGCCTTCACAATCTTTTCTTCTACCGTGCCACGTGTGATCAGATCAATATATGTCACGGTCTTAGTCTGTCCCACACGATGGTTCCTATCCTCTGCCTGATATCGGTGTTCCAGGTCATAGCTGTTGGCAGCGAATATAACCAGATCGGCAACGTTCCAGGTGTTCCCTTTACCTCCAGTTTGAGGTGTGCTGAGCATGAACCGGCAATTAGGATCTCCAAGAAATCTTTTTTCATCCTCTGCTCGTGTCTTAACATTTCCACCCCAAAAACAGGCCACGGCTTGCGGCCCATACATTAAACTACTGTCGCCGTTTTTCGCTGTGCGTATGGCGTGCGCCGTCTTGCGCAGTTCGCGATCGTACGTCACCCAGATGATCGCCTTGCCATCATGTTCTTCCAATATGTCTAGTATCGCATCAATGCGTCGGCTGGGAATATCCTCGATTTCCCCGTCTTCAGTTTTCACATGACCACATACAATCTGATGCAAGCGCACCATCTGCGATAGCACATTGATTGCTGATACATACTTGCCGCTTTTGAGCTCGGCCATTGCTTGATGACGTATGTCTTTGTAGATTTTTGTCTGCTCAGGAGTCAATGTTAAATCACGCGGCTCATATATCTTGGGCTTCAAGTCCAAGCAATCTTTCTTCATAACACGATAACAGTACGGCTCATACATCGTGCGCAATTCACTCAAGTTCCGATAATGATCTATTAATGGCACGCCTTCTATATAGCCCCCATTGTTGATTATGAAATCAGCGCGCTCCTGAATTGTCCAGTCCTTGGTGTCCGGCATACGTATTCTTTTCCTGGTACACATCTGGCGTAGCCGCATATCCACTATCGGCTCGGGTGGTGCATTCATCAATCGCAGTTTCGCATAGCGTGCCCGAAACGCCACGTAGCTGTTGAAGTTGAGTATTCGTGGATCCAGGAAATACATCTGCCAGAAAAGATCAAGCGGACTTCGTGGGACTATTAGTCCTGTTAAGATCCGCCGACTACGTGCGAACTTAGCTAGCCGCATGATTGCTTTGGTGCGACTACTGCGACCATGACGGATGGTCGTGCTTTCGTCTATCACCATCATTCCTTTACCAGCACTGAGAAACTGTCGGCACAATAATTCAGTTTCAGTATCCTTGCCCCTGCTTAATGCTTCGATGTTTACGAATAAAGCACGTGGCACCTTGCCGTTGCTTTCTATCAGAGTAGCGCGTCTATTTCTATCAGCTGCGGTTTTTCTATTATTCGCTATCAGCAATTTCTTCAGCAGCACCGGATCCAGATGAGTTTCCAATTCGCTTTGTTGATCGTCGCTCTTGCTTTCATACCAATTGCGTATGCAACCGTTCGGTGCGATTACTAATAAGTCTGTCAACTCATTCTTGTTGACTCTTTGCTGCCACTCGTACAACACCATGGCAGATTTTCCAGTTCCAGTTTCAGCCATGTGGGCAAAAGCCATAGGCTTGCGCAATGCCCGCTTCACAGCTTCTAGCTGATGCGTCATCGGAGTAGAACGGCTGACAAACATTCTAGGATATCTATTTGCTAGTGATCGGAACGCATGCTAGCAAATAATAATGAGAAGCGCAAGCCCCTTGCTATATATAGCAAGTCACGTCGCTATAAAAAAGCTTGTACTCCAAATAAATCCGGCGCAGCATTGCCGCCCTAATCCCTCGCGAGCACCCCATGTTAAACAGAATCTATGCAGCATTGGCAGCTTTGTTCATAGCTGGTGTCTTTGTTGCTGTCGGTGTGTTGATTGGTCTTGCGTTAGCTTCCAAATATTCAACCCTGTGCACATAAGGAAAACGCCCATGACCGAGCTAAGGCAGTCGGCACATACCTATATCGAGCATAACTGGCCCGTCTTCCCCTGCAATCCCCTCAACAAGCGTCCACTCACAGCACACGGACATTTGGATGCATCGCTGGATCCCAAACAAATAGACATATGGTGGACCATTACTCCCATGGCCATGCTTGGGGTGCCCATGGGTCTGCCAAGTGGTGTCTTCTGCGTTGATCTAGACATAAAGGATAAAATCAGCGGCGTCGAAATGTGGAACATGATGATTGCCAGTGAAAATGCTGGCGTCGATGCCGATACTCGTGTTCATAATACTCCGAGCGGCGGCAAGCATTACATCTTTATTTGGAAGGAAGGCATCCGCAATATCCCGTTGGGCAAACTTATGCCCGGAGTAGAAATCAAGGCAGATGGCGGTTATATCGTCGTACCACCGAGCCGGATGGCAGACGGACGTGAATACACCAGCAATGGAAAAGCCATAGCAGATGCACCTGAATGGTTGATGCAACGTATCAATGAATATTTTGGTCTACGATCAGAAGAGCCACTCGACCCCGATGAAATAAAAACCAGTGAAGAAGTATTGCGCATGTTGGATGAAGACATGGGCAAAGGAGTCAACCTCGAAGACTCTTATGATTTTGGTCAAGGACCTGACATTGATGCTATCAAGGCAGCACTAGACAGTATTCCGTCAGATGGATATGAAGATTGGTATCGTCTCGGTGCTGCCATCTTCCGAGCATTAGGAGATAATGGATATACGACATTCCGGGATTGGAGTGCGAAAAGTAACAAGTTCAAAGAAAAAGAATGCCAGCGCAAATGGAAGCAAGTGAAGGACATCAAGGATATCAACATTGGCTCAGTGTTTTATTTTGCCGACATCAATGATTCCAGCTGGCGCGACCGATATGAACAACGAAAAGAACATCAGCGTCTGCAACAAGAGAAACAGAGACAGCAGACACAGGATGATGTGAAACCAAAAAAGTTTTCCAAATTCCGTACGTATGCTTTGTTTCCCATCGACGAGTCGCGCGTGCCACTACGACCATGGCTCGTCCCTGGATTATTCATGCGAGGACATTTAACGGCGACAGCCGCGCCTGGAGGAACCGGCAAATCTATTTTCACATTATGTATCGCCATCATGCTTGCGACAGGAAGATCGTGGAGCAATTGGACACCACGTCAACAATATCGCACACTAATTATTAATCTAGAAGAAGACAGTGATGAAATGCGCAGGAGAGCATTTGCCGCTGCACAGCATAGCATGGGAATGAACGACAATAGAATATTGAAAGATTGGATAATCGCTGCAGAATATGATACTCGTCTAGTGATAGCCAAACAGAACAAGGTAACTCGTAGCCTTATACGAGAACCTGTTGTTGATGATCTCAAGGAATTTATCCGCGATGAAAAATTCGACGTTATAATTATTGATCCGTTTGCAGAAACATATGAAGGTGAAGAAACTAATAGAGAGTTGAAATATGTTGGTAGTCTATGGAGAGAAGTAGCACGCGACACGCAAAGTGCTGTCTGGCTCATTCATCATGTTAAGAAATACGCGCAGGATCTGCAAGGAGATGTGGATGCATTACGTGGCGGTGGCGCGTTAGGCAATCTAATTCGTGCAGCTACCACGATGTTTAATATGACAAAGGATGAAGCACAATTATATGAGGTACTAGAAGAAGATCGCAAATTGTATGTTCGGTTCGATGATGCAAAAGGAAATTATAATCTACCGAACGCCAAAACTGTTTGGTTCAAAAAAGAAACTATGCAACTTCAAAATGGATATGGGTCACTACCTAATGACAATGTCGGGGCGTTGATGCCTTGGAATGCGCCAGATAAGCTCGGGAATTTGACACAGGAAAACATTGAGAACTTGGTAAGTAAAATTGATCAAGGGATCATGGTTGAAAAAGGTATTGAATATTACACATTGAGCTCTACCAAGACATCAGGAAGTAGTCGTTGGGTTGGTTTCTTGATAGTTAAAGAATTAGGATGTTCAGACAAAACTGCTAGAGACATTATCAAAGCATTTGAACAACGTGAAATACTAGTATCGTTCCCATATGAATCTCCAGGTAAGCGTGAAACACGGCAAGGATGCGGGAGTAAAAGCAAACGTGCAACCATGCTACAGACGGTGAAAAAATCGACCAAGCCAGATACCCTATTTTGATAAGGTTTTAAGCGTGCCCCAGTCACCCCCATGGACTGGGGCAAAGACTGGGGCAGACTGGGGCAAACTGTTCTAGCAAGCCCCCTTGCTTTTTGTCCCAGTCGGACGCTTGCCCCAGTCGTGCAAAGGAAGAACCTTTGCAAAAAGACTGGGGCAGCGCTTACCGTCGGCCGCTGGCCGCTAACGCTTGCGGCCTAGGCGACTGGGGCAAAAAGGCAAAGAGCGGGAGGCTTGCGCAGTTTTGGTGCAGATATAAATGTTCAGGAAAAATCTGGATCGCTTGCATCGCGCCGCGTTTTGCGTTACAAGGCCGACCCAATGCCGCAAGGCCGCGCCAATGCCATGGATGGTCGTACGTACGGAGCCGCAACGTGAACTGGTAGCGCAACGCTATGTCCAGCTGTTCGGGAAAGAAACCTTCCTACCACGATTTCGCGATTGGCGAAGCGGAAGAATCAAGTCACTCTATCCCAATTATCTGTTTGTTGAGTATGATGGGAATTGGTCCTATCTTCGTCGAACCTATGGTGCGAAAGATCCAATTTTCGTAGATGGAGCTCCTGGTGTTGTTCCTGATGAACATGTTGAAGAACTACAAGGAAGGCAAGACTCGGAAGGTTTGATATTGATAGACCTAGATGTTGGTCATGTCGTTACGGTAGTTCGAGGAAACGATATGCGAGGTTGGACTGGGATTTTTAATGGGATGACCGACAAGGATAGATGCGAAGTCTTGTTCAACATCATCGGTCCGCCCGTTTCCAAGATTGTAGATACTAAGAATATTCGGGCCGAGAGCCTACATCTTATTTGAGCGTTGTTTAGTTTTCTGGTCACGACAACCGATAATCGTTTTGTCGGTATCGCCGGAGGTTCATGTTGTCGCAGTTCAGTCAAGTGGGTTTGTGGCTGATTGTTATGGCTGCAATAATGTTTGGTGTTGTCGCTGTCTTTTTGTTCATTCGGTAAGCTGCGCTGTGCCGTTATTATATATATTTAAAAGTAGCCCTAACGACTGGCATTGAGGTAAAGATTATGTCGCGTTCACAATTCAGTTTCATGTATCATCGCAAGCGATGGTTCATGCGCCGTCGTGCTCAGTTAAGGAAGGAACCGTTGTGTGTGATATGCTTGCAACGTGGCATAGCAACGCCAGCAACTATTGCTGATCATATCATTCCACACAAGGGTGATTGGAATTCTTTTTGGACAGGTGATCTGCAATCGTTGTGCTTTACACATCATAACGGGAGCAAAAGGGAAATAGAAGAAAAAGGTTTTTGCAGCGATGTCGGTGTGGATGGTTGGCCGTTAGATCCTAATCATTATGCTAACAACAAAGCAGCATTGCGCACGCGCAACAAGAAGCCGATAGCTAAGAAGCACAATCTGGATTTGTTAGGATAATTATGTTGTCGCCATGGGGTGCCAGGATCTGGCTGTTGCTCTGTGCTGGAATTCTATTTGCTATTTGGATGCGTTGGATTCCAGGTTGGCACTAGATAGACTGTGCCTGCCATAGTAGCCCTTCCTTTAAGCAATGGGCGCGTGCCGTGCCTCTTAGTTATTTGTTCACAAGTATGCTTTGTTCTATCCTCTGTGTCGTTATCGGTGATGTTCTTATTTGGACATCGCTTGTTTGGATATTCGTATACTGTTTGGAACAAAAGCAAATAGTCCTATTAGGAAATGGACTAATAGGTGTCATGGGATGTGGACTAGATAGTAATGTCAAGTCTGTTGTTTGTTTGGATATGAAGGATGGATTTAGAATCTATGGATCTATTTGTTTGGAATTCGGGTTCGTATTTGTTTGGATGTCGCGTTGTTTGTTTGGATATCTCAATGGGGTGTCTGTCACAGTTTCCGGAGGGTGGGGGGACTGTTTGAATAGCAGCCCGAGCTCGGGCGAGACGT